GTTGATGCATGACCAGCCAGCCACGCAAACGGGCGACCTCAATCACGGCCGACTGAAACTCGGATTCGGTCACGCCAACGCCCAAACGATGGTGGCACGACCAGCCTGTGTGCGTCCCCGGTCACCCGAGTCGACCAGCATGCCTTTGGCGACCAGTTCGGCACGTCTCGAGCGTGCACCCGAATCCGACAAACGTGCCTCGGGACAGGATGTTGCCCGGATGCGTAGGGCTTCAATCAACTGTTCGTCAGTCAGCCGTCGATACATGCGGAATTCGGCAAGCACCGTTTGTTGGCCTTTAGTGACGTTGACGGTGGCGGCCGCGTCACGGGACGTTTGCGGGTCGCTGGCACGGGTCGGTGCGGTCAGTTCGTCAAAGAGTGTCGGGTTGTCGCTCATTAGAAAGGGTGCTCCGTTTTCAGTCGGTCTATTTCGGCGGACGCTTCACGCCGCGACAATGCTCGAGGGTCACCCTGATACTTCAACGCACGCAACAGTTTGATCTGTGCGTCAGACGGGCCGTCACCGGACGGGGCCGGTGCCCCACCCATGCGTTCCACCTTGCCCATCTCCTCCCTCGAGGGGCGTTTGCCAGCCTGATAAATCCAGTTCGCCAGGCACCTTCCTGCGGCCGAGGTTTCGCAATTTTCTACCCATGACGTGGCATTCACGCCCCGTTCTGACTTCTCTTCGTAGGCGAAGCCGGTGGCGGTGGGGTGCTGGTCGTCCCGATGGCGGTACACCTCGGCACGGAACAGGCAGGCGTGGTCGTCCATGCGGACAAGTTCGGTGTAGATCCGGCCGTCAGGGTTTGCCGCCCAAAACAGGGCCAGCCGCTCCTCCACGGTGGCGTACGTCGACAGGTCAAACCCCACGATCATCCTCCTGTTGCAGTCTCACAAGGTTGTGGAAGTGTTCCGCTTTGTAGCATTTGAAGCACCACACGCTCCACGAGCCGGGCGACCAATGGAAAATGTCGTCACCGGCGATCGGGCGGCCGCATCGACAGCACGCACCAGCGGTCGGACGTTGAAGGCGAGGCCGGTCAATCATTGAAGCCGCCAAGGTTCAGTTGCACGATCGTGTCAGCGGTCGTTTTGGTCATGGCGGACGGTGCCACCTCGAGACTGTTCAGGCAGTAGGCACATTCATAGAGGGCGCGTCGCAGTACGTCACGCTCAAGGCGTAGGCGTTGGATGTCGGCTACCAGCGTTTGGATTTGGTGGGTGGCCTGTTCCATGGCGGCGGTCGCTTCACGCAGAACGTGGGCGAGTGGGTCGATGTTGTCGGGCATCGGATCTCCTTATTGTCGGGTTCGTCGGCCACTGTACACAAGGCCTGTGGTGGATTTGTGGATGCGGGTGCGTTCGCGTTCGGTGGTGCCACCCCAAATGCCGATCAGCGACCGAGGTGAGAACGACATGGCGTACACGATGCAGTCGTTCACGACGGGGCAAGTGCGGCAAATCTGCTTGGCTTTCTTCGTTTTGCGAATGCCGTCCTGTCCGGGGCCCGGGAAGAACAGTTCTCGAGGTTCGCCGATGCAGGCGGCTTTGGTCATCCAGTCGGGACGGTTCACGTCTAACACGGGCGGCTCCACGGCTCCCAGCCACAGCCACGATGATCGTCATGCCAACGCCAAATCTCCAAGGCCATCATCAGGTTCAGGCGTGGGTCGCGGATCAGTTCCCACGGCCCGAAATACTGCTCGAATTCGTTTCGCCATACGGTGTTGATTTGCATCAGTCCGTTGTCGTTGGCGGACGAGATCACGTCGGGCTGGCAGCGGGATTCCTGCCACATCTCCTCGAGCACGTTTTGCAGTTCGTCGGCGGGCCAGCCGACCTCGAGCACCAGCGGTGCCCATTCTTGGCATGGTGTGTCGGGGGCTATCAGCATGCCCAAGTCGGCTTGCATCGCTTCGTGAGCCGTTTTAGGGGCTTCTGACGTGGTTGTGGTGGTGGGTGCCGCGGTGGAGGGCACGGGCAGGATGACGACGGTGCGGTGCGGGGCGGGTGGCGGGGTGATGGTCGCCACGCTGGTTTGCGGCGGGCGGTCGTCGACCAGCCGGTGGATCAGGTCACCTCCCACCGTCATCGTGGCGGTCAGCCCGGCGAATAGCACAAGCAGGTGTTTGGGTTTCATGGTTCCTCCGTGTCGGGTTTCCGAGGTCGGGAGGGTTCTAACAGATGTGTGCCGCTATGTCACGTCATTCGAACATGCGTGCCCATGTTATGGGGCCGACAATGCCGTCAGCTTTGAGGTCGTGCAGGGTTTGCCAGTTGCGTACGGCCGCTTCCGTCACCACTCCAAATTTGCCGTCCGTAGCCACGCCAACGGCATGCTGGACGGCTTTCACGTCGTCACGATGTTGGGTGGCTCCACGGCGGACAGGTTTGCCGGGGTACGGGCGGGCAGGCGGACGGCCTGTGGATAACCTTGCTTCGATTGGGGTGTCGTTCGCCCAATCGTCCACATGGGTTTCCACATGAATCCACGCCATACCTTCGCCGGGCGACTTGGCAACCCACCCTTTGCCAGCCTCCCAATAACGTTTCCGCTGGTAGTCGTGGATGCGTTGAACACCCAGTTCTTGGCTATTAGCGATCAGAAACGGCAGGACGGTGATGTCGAGGGCGTGCCGGTCTGTGTAGCCGAGGTCGGCGGCCGCCCCGAAAGCATGCGATGACCATGCTGTGCCGCCACGGATCGGCCGGTGACTGTAAATGCCAAGGTTGACCAGTCCCCATGTGCGTCGGGCGTAGGCAACCAGTTGCACAAGGTTGGGGGATTTGACGTTGTGCGGGGCGGCCGGTGCCCCTGCTTTTTGCCACGATTTGAAGCGGGTGGCTTCGGTCATCAGTAGTCCCCGGACGGCTGAAGGATGATGCACTGATGGGTGCCCGCCGACGTGATGGCGTAAAGGCTGTTGAGCGGTGGGAGCACCAAATAGGTTTGGGTGCCGTTCTTCAGGGTAAGACCGGTGCTGGCGGTCACGTTGGAGCCGCCCAAGTTGATGTCGTTGCCGACTGCTTCCAGCCAGATGGTGCGGGTGGCGTTTTCGGTGGCGGCGACCAGCAGGGTGGCGGTGGTCGTGACGCTGATCCTCGAGGAGATCATTTGGGGTCTTTCTTTTTGATGATCGGGTCGACTGGTTTGCCGGTGATGGCGGCCATGCCGTTGCCGACGCTGTAGCCGACGATCATGGTGATGATTGGCAGGCCTTGATCGGTTTCGATTGCGTCGACGGCCAGCAGGACGGTCATGCAGATCAACGCCACAAGGGCGATTAGGGCCTTGGATGGGTTGACGCTCATGCGAAAATCCACCAAATGAGGGCGGCCGTCATGGCGATGATGATGATGGGCAGTTTCATGGTTCGGTCGGTTCGTCGATGGGTTCGGCTGTCCAGCCGGTGGCGAGCAGTTCGGCGTATTCGTCGTCGGTCATTTCGCGAACCACGGTTTCGCCGGTCGCTGCGTCATGGATTGTGATGGTGGGGTTCATGGTCACGCCTGCCTGTAGCCGTAGATCGTGTACTTGATGTCAAAGGTTCCGCCGTTGGGTAGGAATCGGATGCCGGTGAATTGGGTGTTGTCGTACTGAACTCCGCCTGAGATCCACGAGTACCAGTTGTCGTCTCGACGTACGCCAGTACCGGAGCCGGTCATGCCGGTCTGTTGGGCTTTGTTCGGATTTGACAAGTCAAACGTCCAAATTGACCAACGGTTCAGGGATTGGTCGCCGGACGGGCCGCCAGTCATGACCGTCGTGTTTTGGTCGTTGTCTTGGAAGACGTTGTTTCCAAGCGTCAGGTTCCACCATTTTGAGGCTGACGCGTAGTTGGTGGCGGTGACCGCTCCGGCTGTCCGTAACTGGAAACGGCAGTACTGCAAAGTTGAGCGCGCCACTGTCTGCAAGACGATCCGGTAGTTGTCGTAGGTCGTACTGAACACTGAGTTCACGTCGGCGGCGGACGTGTTTGTTGCGGTGCCTTCGGTGATGTACACGAGGCCGCCGTTGGTCAGGTAGGTGTTTACGTTGCTGGCGGTCAAAATCTCGCCCGCCGCAAAGTTGCTTTTTACTGCCATAGTTAGCCCAGCCTATCCGTGTCTAGTTGGTCGGTGTCGAGGATGAAAGAATGGTTGTCAGCCCAGTTGCCGAGGCTCAAAGTGACCAGCGTGTCATCCGGGGTGACATTGATTGTGCGACCCTTGACGACGCAATAGGCGGTCTGTGACGCGGCCCCCGATCCTGTCCACGTTACCGTCACCCGTTGCCACAAACCGTTAGTGATTGACAGCAGGTTGTACCACTTTGAATGGGCGGTGTCCGCCGCTCGAGTTTTCACCAATGTGGCTGACAGTTGCATTTCCGTTGGGGTGAAACGGCTGGTGCCGTAACGGTTGACCAGTTTGGTCGCCATGTTCGCTGATTTAGTGTCGGTTTCGCTAAAGGTCGATGTGAACGCAACGGTGCGTGACCCATAAGTGTTGATGGCGGTGCTGTTTGCTGTTTGTTCCGTGGTGCCTGCCGCTAACCCGTCAATGATGGCAGTGGAAATGAGCGTTTGGTTATTGAACGACTGGCGGAACGTGTTGTTGTCAAATGGGAGTTTCGTGCCGGTCACCGACCCTTGCGGGGCAAATTCGATGTTGTCGGTGTTGGCGACGTTGCGAGAGTTGTAGACGGGTAACGCTGACACGATGTACCCGGTAATGCTTCCTGACACAATTTCAATGACGGTGGGCCATGCCACGTCGTTGGCTGATGGCACAAGGCCGGATTGCAACAGGTCGGCGGCTGACGCGAAAGTGGTTGTGGTGATTGAAATGTCGGTATCGCCGTCGCCAAGGTTGCTGTAGCCGCCTGCCCCAGCCGACTGACCCAACCTTGGAAATTTCAGATAGGTGCTGTTTGATAATGTAAGCACCATCGCCGTTGAATAGGTGATTGGCCCTGAGGTGGGGTATGGAAAACCTGTGGTGCGGCCTGCGATGGTTAGGCCGTCGACGGCTGTAATGGTGACGGTGGAAAACACGCCGTCGTCCGCCAAATCAAAATCGGTGACGACCCCATGAAACACTTGGGTGGTGGTGTTCGCTCCGCCCGTGTTGGTTAGGGCGGCCACAAACACGCCTTGGGCGAACCAGTCGGTGCTCGAGTAGGTGCCGCCGCCGCCCGGTGTCAAAGCACCGTCTTTGTTCAGCAGGGTGATTTGGCATACGCCCTGACCTAACACGTTCACATCGACCGACTGGCTGATGTTCATCGACATGACACGGGACGTGAAGTCGGTGGGGCTGGCTACCGACCCGATTTTTATTTCCCATGACGTGTTGATGGCCACGGTTATCGGCGGATCGCGGTGGTGGTGGTCATGGGTACTGCACCGTTGTCACGCACCCATCGTTGGATAGCGGCAACGACCTGATTTGGGTCGGCGGACGTAACGGTCACGTTCACCGTGGCACCCATCGCATTGTTCGGGGTGACGTACCCGCCCCGGGCACCCATCGTCAGCAGTTCGGGGCCACGCTCACCGACAAGGTAGGTGCCGCCAGCCGTGACCGGCCCACCGTTTGCTCGAGCAGGCACGCTGAACGAGAAACCTGACGCACCGATCAGTTGGCTAGCGTTCAAACCTGTCAGTTCGCCACCTGATCGATACCAAGCGGCCAACGCAAGGGCGGCCGCACCACCCTCAGCCTCAAAACGAATCTTCACTTCACGGCTAGCAATTTTGCCTAACCCTTCAGCAATCAAGGCAAGCGTTCCGACGAATGTTGCGGCGGCCTCGTTGTAGGCGGCAATGTCCGAGTCAGCACCTGTAGCAAACGCTTTGGCGGCCGCCGCTTCCATTTCCTCAAGTTGAGTTGTTGCACGATCAAACGTAACGTTCATGTCCAACTTGCCTGTAAGCCGATCCCACGCTTCGTTGATGTTGTCCAGTTGGGTTGCGAGATTGCCAGCGGATGTGGACAGTTCTTCAAACGGTTTCATTTTGCCGTATTTGAGAACGTCCAACGTGTGCTGGTTCATCAGATCAAGTTCGTCAGCGGCCGCCTTCATGTTGCGGATTTGTTCATCGCTGATCAACGGCTCTTGTTCTTGTTGCTTGTCAAACTCAATACCAAACGCTTGGAGAAGGCTTTGCACCATCAGCATTTGACCTTGAAACTTTTGCGAGGGCGTGCCGAACATTGACTGAAACAGACCCGTGGATGCCGGAACTATTTGCAGTTTGTTGGCTTCCTCAACGATGCTTGCGATCGCAGGCACCAGCACTTCACCGATTTGTAAGGACAGATCCTCAACGGTGTCCTTCAAATTGTTCATGTTGTCGCGGAACTTTTTAGCCTTGGCGACTTCTTCCGGGCTGATGGTTTTGGCATCGGACACTGTGGCCAACGATTTGCGGAGGTCGTCGGCACCCATTTGAATCAGTTCCGACATGCTTCGCCAGCCTTTGCCGAGAACTTGAGCCGCAACAGCGGCACGTTCAGTCGGGTCTTTGATCCGGTGTAATCGATCAATGACATTCAGAAATGTTTCATTGGCGTCAACGGTTCCGTCTTTGGCATAGGCAACTTGAATGCCCAGTTTCTTGAACAAGTCAGGTGACTTGCCGAGCACTTCATTCATTTTGCCGATGTGTTTTTCAACGGCACCGGCGTCGATGCTGAGATCTCCGGTCACCTCGAGCAGGCGTGATGCCTCTTCAACGGCCAGCCCGGTGGCAGACGCAAACTTGTCTGACTGCAGGGCCAGTGTTTGGAATGCTGTTACTCCTTTGGCGGCGAACGTGGCGAACGCTGATGCACCGGCTAACGCGAACGCTGTGGCGTTCTCGGACACAGCGTCAAACACGCCTTTGCTGGCCGCCTTAAATTTGCCCATGGTGCCTTCGGCTTGGGACACCTGCTTGCGAATGTCAACAAACGCCCGCTCGGCTTTCTTGATTCCGTCGTTGATAAACTCGGTAACGATGGGGATTGAAACAGCCATCACACCACCTTCACAATCTTGGCCACGGTCGTCTTGCCGTACTTGTATTGCAGGGCGTAGGACGACTCATTCATGATCTTTTCCACCAGTTTCCGCAACTGTTCCTGAACGTCGCTTGAGGACAGTTCATAGGCTTTCCACATGGTGCGAGAAGGGTTGCCGTACCGGGACGACAGCACGTTGATCATTTGGGCACCTTGCGGGGTAGTCGATTTGCCGGCCATGTCAAACAGGGTGGCGGTACGGCTGTTCCATTTCATGCCGAACACTGCCGCCTTCTTCTTTGACCCAGACGTGAACGCTTTGATGGAGCGGGTTTCTTTGCTGGTGCTCCACGGGAGCAGGCTGGTGGGGTCGTCGTAGGCCGTGGTGACGGCTTCACGGACACGGGCACCTCGAGCGTAACGGGCCGCTTTGTTGGCTAACGATCGTTCGCGGCCGCCCACGTTGTAGGCACGTTCCCAGCCGGACATCGGTGCGTCGCCGGGGAGCAGGCGTTTGGCTTCCTGCACCATCGGCTTGGCAATTTCAGCGAAGTCGCGGGTGATCTGACGGCGGGTTTTCTTGTCCATGGCGTTCAGGATCGCCAAGGCTTCCTTGACACCCTTCACTTCCATGGTCGGCCCTGTCATCGCTTCTGCTCCTTGATGATGGCGGCCACGGTCGCCACGTCCTCGAAGTCAAATGGTACATCAGGCGGCCACCAGCCGGTGCTGATTAGCAGTTCTGCTAAGGAGCGTCGGTAGGTGCCGGGGAGAAAGGGCCAACCACTTCTTCCGACACGACCTCGAGTTCCGCCAGTCGGCTGATAAACGAGTCAAACTCGACGGGCACCACGACCTTGTCACGCTTACAGCATTCCCACGCCATGAACGCGAGGTCTTCCATGCCGATGCCGGACGCAAGGTCGCCGGCTTTCTTGCGGTATTTGCGTTCCCACGCAATCACGGTTTGCAGGTTGGTGGTGACGACAAACGGGCCGTCACCAATGTCGACCTTCAGGTTGAGTTTCATGTCGGGCCTTTCGGGTTGGGTTTAGATCAGGATTCCGACCATGCCCATGTGCCACCGTTGAAGGTGACGGACACGGTGGCGAGTTCTCCGAGCGTGTAGGCGACCGGGAGTTCTGCCAAGAAACCGCCGGTGAGGGTGCCGAGCGGGTTCGTGGCCGACGTGGCGGCCGACGATCCCTTGATCGTGATGTTGGTGCTGGTGCCCACCAACGACTTCAGGCTGGCGTACGTCTCGCTTGAGGCAGTCGACCAATACAGTTCGACGGTGATGCTGTTGGTCTGCAAACCGGCCGTGTACTTGCGGGCGGTGTCACCGAAAGCGGTGTTTTCCAACTGGTCGAACGCTTGGCTGATGGTGGCCGACGTGCACTGGTCGGACAGGTCGACTGCGTTGATCGTGATGACAGGGTTGGACAGGTAGGTCGACGTGGCCATGATTACTCCTTGGGATGTTTGCCAGCGTCGGGAGCCGTGTTCTTATTTTTAGCAGATTTGCTACCAGCGGTGTGGACTTCCTCGACGAAACCTCCGGCGATCAATGCTTCCACGTTGATGCCTTCCACAGGTTCGTAGATTGCTCCCAGTTCGCCGATACGGGTGGAGATGATGCGGAGTGCCATTGTCAGCCTGCCTGTGCTTGTAGGGGAATTGTGAGGTCGTAGGCGGGGAATTCTTGGCCACCGATTTGAATGGATACCGGGCGGCCGTCCATCACCGCCACGTTCTTCTCCAGCAACTTCGCACAGATTGAGAGGATGTCGCGAAGTGCGTCAAGGTTGGATGGGCCGAGGCTGAATACTCGAGCCTGAAACGTCATTTTTACGATGTTGCCGTTCCACGATTCCCACGACGGTGCATCCAAAAAGACGCAGGGTGGGTTGATTTTGGCGGGGTCGGTGACGACCCGCAAACCTGTGATCGTGGCGAGCGTGGCGGACAGGTCGTCGATCGCTTCGTTGAACAGGTCGGTGTAGGCCATCTCATGCGACCTGCGGCCTCGAGATGCCGAGCAACTGTTTGATGAGTGGTGACAGGCCGGTGGTGGGTGCTTGCCCCATGTCGGAGAACGACGCGAATTGGTCGATGGCTCCACGCTGACGGTACAACGCTCCGCCATACATGATCGTGCCCAGGGTTACGTCACCTGACGGGCTGGTGGTCAGGCTGTCCACATACCCGGATTCTTGGCGGCGGCGGTAGCAGAATGCATTGGCGGCGGCCGCACACTGCGTGAGAAACGCAGTTTCCGAACCACCAGCCAGGGTGATGCCCAGCCAATCCTGGATCTGCGTGTAGGTGATCCAAGTGCAAACAGGCGTGTAGGCGATGGTGCCGGTAATGGCGTTGATCGTCTCGGGGTCTTGGCTGGATGCCCACATGACTGCGTTGGCGATCGGATACGAGTAGTCGTATTCGATGATGCCGTCGCTGTCGACGTTGACGGGCAGGAATTGTGGGAGGGCGTAAACCGTGTGCGTGCCGTTGTACGCCGCTCCCACGCCTGCGACTGTCACCGATCCGCCCACCACGATCTCGTTGGGGGTCAATGTGGTGGCGGTGACGTAGCCGGGGACTATGACTCCGTATTGGACTGTGTAGGTCGCCATGTGGCGGCCCCTCCGATCAGGCCTGCGTGATCTTGCGGATCATCGACGACACGGCAGCGAAAGTGCTGACGTAGCCGTAGAAGGAGAAGGTGCGGCCGAGGGTGGAGGGCACTTCGACGGACATGAGTCCGCGAACCTGCTCGTAGAACTCGAACGCCTTTTGGCTGTTGGTGATGATCATGGTCTTGGCAGCGAAGTTGCTGTCGACGACGATCTCGAGGCCGAGCGGGTTGGAGCCGACCCATGTGGAGGCGTTGCCGCCACCCAAGGCGTTCATGCCCTGCAAGCCGGGGGCACCGACGTACGGGAACACGGGACGGTTGGAGCCGTCCACCAACTGGCCCATCTGACCCCACACGTCCGGCGACACGAAGATGGTGTCCGGGAAGAAGTTGGTTCCGTTGGACACGTCGACGGCCGCGTCGTAGATCGACTTCATGAGGTCGGTGACGGTGCCGTCCCACACGCCGCTCGAGGACGCAGCGGTCAACAGGTTGTCGGCCGCAAAGTTGTCCGAAGCGATCATGTATTCGCCCATGAGATCGTTGAGGATCAACTGCATGGCGGCGGGCGACGTGAAGTCGATGTCTTGGGCGGACAAAGTGACCTGTCCCGCCAAAGTCGTTTTGCCGACGCTGTTGGAGGCGATCACCATGGTGGTGGCCGACACTGCGTTCAGTTCGGCGGCCTGTGCACCGACGCTGGTGTGCGTGGTGATCGTCGGACGCACGAACGTCTTTTGTGCTCCACCGTCCGGATACG